AAAGAAAGAGAAACTAAAAGCACTTCTATATCGCGACAGATCAAATGTAAGAGAATTAGGCAAGGGCGCAGGTCTTACCGCTGCACAAAAAGCGGCAGCAAGAAAAGCCATCGCAAATGAAGAAGTCGAACTCGATGAAGGCTCAAAGCGCATGAGTGCAGCCGTTAAATTGCAACGCGCATTTGACAGAGAAAAAACTGCAAGCGATGCCAGCCGTAAGCGTGGCGAGGAAGTTCTTGCTCAGGCTCGTGCAGAATATGCAAAAAAACAAGTCGCTAAGGCAAACGAAGAAGCCGAGCAGATTGAAGAAGTTACAAAGAAGGAAGCCGAATCAATGCTCGGCGGTCCAGTCAAGGAGAAACCAAAGATGCCACCAGGAAAACAACCAGCAGGATATCGTTACGTTCGTAATCTTGCACGTAAAGCAATGAATAAGGGCGCTGTTGCAGCAGTGCATCGCTCTATGGAAAAAACAATGGCGAAAGAAGAAGTTGAACTTGATGAAGTAACTGGATACGAAGGCGTCAAAGATCGTAAAGATGTTATCAAAAGAGCAACTGCAATGAATAGAATGGGCAAAGAAACATTCCTTGCGAAAGTAAAAGCACGTGCTGCTGAGATGAAAAAAGAAAAGAAAGCAATGAAAGAAGAAGTTAAAGATCAAGCAGATGTTGGTGAATACGATTACGAAGGTGATATGGCAAAGTCTCAACTTCGTAGCATCATGGCAAACTCAAAGCGTATGCATGACATGCTTGAAGAAAATACAAACCTTCCTGAATGGGTTCAAAGCAAGATCACTCTCGCTGAAGACTATATCTCAACTGCATCAAACTATATGCAAGGCGAGATGAATGAAGAAGTCGAGCAGATTGATGAGAAAATTAATCTCGCAAAAGCCAAGATGGGCACAGTGATAAAAGACTTCAAGAAATCTGATGCTCCTCAGTTCAAGGGAAAGAGCATGGAAAAGCGTCGTCAAATGGCAATTGCTGCAAAACTCGGCGCAGAAAGAGAAGCGGGAATGCGCGAGGAAGTCGAGCAAGTAACTGAAGCTGAAGGCAAAGTTGCTGTAACTCCAAAAGAAAAGGCACTCGCTGCACATCATGGCGATAAAACACGCATCACATTCGGTGATGTTCTCAAGGCTCGTTTGAAGTCTGTAGCCGCAAAGAAAATGGGTAAGTAATATGAAACACGTAGTCGAACTCAAATATACCAATCCTTCTCACGAACATGTTTCTTTGCGTCGTCGCGTTGAGACTATCAATCGTGTTGTTGAGGCTCAAAACGCAGAAGAAGCATTGAATCGTGCTGCTAATCAGCAATGCAATGGCACTGGCTTCAATGGGCGCAAAGGCTCACACTGATACAACAAAGTCAGTGGCTCAACTTGCTCAAGAACGCCCAGCACTTGCACAGCGATTGCATGATATTGGTGCATCAGGTCAAGTTCCAGCATCAGATAAGCGTGCAGCAGAACTACAGAGAAAGCAGGATCAAGAAATGCCAGCCTCTGAGCGTCGTGCGAAAGAGTTGAAGAAAGAAGAAGTCGAGCAGATTGATGAAGCAGGTGATCCAGACAAGCGTGTTGCAGGATACAAAATGCCAGCGCATATCAAGGCTGCTCAAGCCAAGTCTGATGCTCTTTCAAAAGTCGAGAAGCCAGTACAAGCTGGAACTCTTGCTGCTTTGAAGAGAAGAGAAATGAAAAAAGAAGCAGTAGATCCAGGTTCTATGAAAGTGGTAAATAAGAAAGTAAAAGCAGCAGAAAAGATGATTAACGCTGCGAAGGGTAAGGTAAATAGAGTCGACCTAAAGCCAACGTTGGATCTTGAGAAACATAAGAGTTCTGAATAATGTTAAAATTTAAACAATATATCAACGAAGAAATTGATGCTGTTATCGATACAGACTCACGTCGTCTTTCTGAGAATATGGATGCATTAAACGATGAGCTCGAAACGCTCACAATGAAACCATATCAAAATGCTCCAATTTTCTTGGCGCAACTTCGCGGTGTTTGTGAACGATACGGAATTCAGATTCCACAATCAGCAACACCAGAGTTTTTAAATCTCGGTGCAGAACTAGTATACGCTCTTGGTACTTCTGGGTTCCATCTATACATCGTATATGATACGCATGATGAAGATGGATTTGTAGATGGTTATGCTCAAGTTGTCTCAAATGATGAATTGCAAGATCTGATGGGAATGTCTGCAGAAGATCTAGTTGGTGAAAGAGAAGCATTATTGATTCCACCAAACACTTATCACAAAAGAGATGACGACGCAGGAAACAGTGGCGAATATTAATATATGTTTTTTGATGATTTGAATGAATCAAATATTTTATTATATGCAGCAAAGTGCTATGAAAAGCCCAACTGCATTGATAGTGAATTTGACGAAGACTATAAAAAACTTCGTTATATAAAAAGATTATTACATCGTTATCGAATTACAGGAGAATTAAAAGAAAGATTAATTTTAAATCATCTTGATATTATTTCGAGCGATATTGAATTAGATAACAAGATTGTGAGCGTATTAAGAAGTCTCTAGTTAATAGCCGACATACTGATTATAACGAATAGTAAAGACAAAGTCAAGTAAATGAAAAAATTTAAAGAATTTAAAGAGTCGATTGCAATGAGTGTCGGTAGTGGTGCTGTAGCAGGTATGCCAACAGCAACTTCAGCTGATCAAACTCCAGTCGGTCTTGCTGGAAAAAAGAAAATTCTACGAAGAGTCAAGCCACACGATATGTTTGGTGGCATTCCAGTATTCAAAGTTCGTTCCGAGGATTATCATAAAGCAGTCCACGGAAAGAAAAAATTCAAGCACTATACATCTTATGTCTCTGGTTCTTTGGGTGAAGATGTTCGTGATTTCGCCGCGCAAAATCCTTCATCTGGAATTATTGTTCAAGATGAGATCACTGGCGCAATGTTTTATCTAAAACATGGTAAGAGGTAGACAATGAAAGCAGCATTTCTAGTTTTGACTGCTTTGTTATTGGTTGGATGTGAAGATAGATATAGATACCCATGTCAGGATCCTGAAAATAAGGATAAGGCAGAATGTAATCGTCACAGGAGAATAATTATGTTTAAAGGTCCACGTTATACAGAAAGTGAATTGATGGCACGATTGAAGTTTACAGTCGGTCTTTCTCTTGCTTTCACACTTACAGGAATTGTGTTCGTAGTTCTATACTCACTCATCTTCGTGACGCAGCCAATGCAGCAGTCACCAAATGATGCGAAGTTCTTTGAACTCATCACTCCAATCGCAACATTCTTGACTGGTATTCTATCAGGCATTATGCTTGGTAAGCAAGAAAAACCAGAAATTCCAGAAGCACCAAAAGCACCAGAACCAACACTTGGTGATGTAACACCTGCAGATTTAGTGCCAGAACCAGTTGCTGAAGTTGCTCCATTAGTGGTTGCCGCTGCCGCTGGTGCTGCTGTAGTTGCTGCAGCAGACGATGATGAAGATACAATTGCCTGAGGTGATTTATGAGTTTAGTGGCATTACAAAAGAAAATTGGAGTAACAGCTGACGGTGCATGGGGTCCAGGAACTCTACGTGCCGCTGCTGCTTACTATAAACTATCACCAGCAAGAGCAGCACACTTCTTTGGGCAAACTGCTCATGAAACTGGTGGATTCAAGGCTTTCTCTGAAAATTTAAACTACGGCGCAAAAGGTCTCCGTGGAATTTTCGGAAAGTATTTTAAGACTGACGCCGAAGCATTAAAATATGAACGCAAGCCTGAAGCAATTGCAAATCGTGTTTATGCATCGCGTATGGGCAATGGTCCAGAGATGTCAGGCGACGGTTGGAAATTTCGCGGTCGTGGTGCATTACAATTAACAGGTCGCGACAATTATCTTGCATTCTCAAAGTTTTGCAATCGTCCAGATGTAATGACAAATCCAGATCTCGTTGCCACTGAGTTGGCGTTCGAATCTGCAATGTTCTTCTTTGAGAGAAATAAACTTTGGGCATTATGTGATCAGGGAGTGAATGATGCTACGATATTATCCATTAGTAAGAAAGTTAATGGTGGTACTCACGGCTTGGAAGATCGCAAGGCTAAAACGAAAACGTACTTTGCGCAATTAAGTGGACCAGCACCTGCTGCTAAACCAGTAGCAGCTGCAGCTGCTCCAGCCACTCCAGCAGCAGGTAAAGTAAATGCAGATATGCAACTATCTGAACATTTTAATCTAAAAGAGTTTACCAAATCAGAAACTGCGATTCGTAAAAGAATCGACAATACACCAAATGCAGAACACGCGCAGAACCTCAAAAATGTTTGCGAAAAGATTCTTGAACCTGTACGTCGCCATTTCGGTAAGCCTGTTCGTATTAACTCTGGATATCGCGGTCCTGCTCTTAACGCTGCCGTTGGTGGCTCTTCTAAGTCTCAACATTGCAATGGAGAAGCCATAGATTTCGAGATTGATGGACTTCCAAATCCAGAACTCGCAAAGTGGGTTTCAGAGAATTGCGAATTTGATCAAATTATCCTTGAGTTCTATGATCCGAAAGAGGGACCAAACTCAGGTTGGGTGCATGCATCATATACTTCGAAGGGTCCAAATAGAAAACAAAAATTGACAGCCGTTACTGAAAAAGGTAAAACTGTCTACAAGCCAGGATTTGTAGTGTAAGAAAGAATGACAACAACACTAACAGATATTCTTGGCAGTGAGATGCCGCCAGGACCGCAAGGTCCACAAGGTCCACAGGGTATTATTGGTCCACAGGGTCCTCAAGGTTCACAAGGTCTTACTGGTCCTCAGGGTCCACAAGGCGTAGTTGGTAATACTGGACCACAGGGTCCATCTGGTCCATCTGGTCCGCAAGGACCAACATTTAATCTTACTGTACAAGAAGTCTATGCTTCCAATAATGCTGTTGGAAACACAGTAACGAATGTCAGCCGAATTCAGTTTGATTTAGACTCTTCTTTCAATGCAGTTGATCAAATTCAAGTCTGGAAACAACGTTGTTATTGAAGCAAATGCTCAATCGATCCCACAGAGTATTCGATTTAGCGTACCAAATGTAGATTTAAAGGTCGCTAAATCTGGCGATACACTTTCTGGTAATCTAAACACCACTAATTTAGTTGCAGTTACAGATAATACTTTTTCTATTGGAGACTCCACTCATCGATATAAGAAAATCCATGTTGGAGAAAGTGGATTTCAAATCGGTAGTGCAAACATCTATTTTGATGGACATTTGCATAGTACTGCACCGTTCGCTTCAAATGTATCCTATATCGGACCGTCGGTAACTCTTGCAAATACCGTTTCGACGACTTCAGATTCGGAGGTTATTATTGATTCATTCCCTGCCGCTGATTATATTACTGTAAAATATGTCATTCAAGCAAAAAGTGTTGAAGGAATTCATTCCACAGAACTATTTTGTATGCACGATGGTATAACTGTCCATACGACCGAATACGCCGTTTTGATTACAAATTATACTCTCGGAGTGTTCTCTGTTGTTATTGAGAGCGGGACATGCAAACTCAAATTCTTCCCAGATAATCCTGATAACAACCTAATCACCATTAGATTCTTAAGACAGGCATTATCGAGTTAGAAGGGCAAATTTTACTAAATATAAAAGCCGATTCGTTCATAATCGGCTTCAGGAGATTTTAAATGGCGACAATGAATAGAACATTTAGCGTTAAAACTGGTATTGATGTAGCAAATACCATTGTTGTCGATTCAAGCCGAAACCTATCGAACGTTCCTACAGCAAATGTCGGAACAGTAAACGCGACTTCTTTTGTAACAGTTGCTGGATTAGATGTAACTCTCCAAGCCAATACTGCTCGTGGAACTGCAAACGACGCCTACGCCCAAGCGAATACGGCTCGCGATACTGCGAATGATGCCTACGGTCAAGCGAATACTGCAAGAAATACCGCTAATGATGCATATGCACAGGCTAACTCTGGATATGCTCAAGCAAACTCTGCTCGCGACCAAGCCAATACCGCTTATGGTCAAGCAAATGCAGCATACGGTCAAGCCAACGCTGCCTATAGTCAGGCAAATGCTGCATACTCTCAAGCAAATACAGCAGCCAATACAGTTTCTGTTACAGTTGGCGGCTTAACACTTAACAATAAAAAGTTACTCATACAAAATACCAGCTCGATGTCAATCGAGTTGCTCGACGATGGCACAAATGCGAATTTAATCTTCCGCAGCAGCGGTGGCGTTGCTTACGATCAAGCCAATGCTGCTTATGCACAAGCCAACACCGCACGCGATACTGCTAATGACGCATATGGTCAAGCCAATACAGCTCGCACCACTGGCAACAATGCGTATGCGCAAGCCAATACTGCTCGCGACACAGCGAATGACGCATATGGTCAGGCAAACACAGCACGTGGAGTTGCCAATGATGCTTATGCTCAAGCAAATGCTGGTTACAGTCAAGCCAATGCGGCTTACGGTCAGGCAAATGCAGCATATGGACAAGCGAATGCTGCGTATGGAGAAGCAAATCTAAAACTTAATCTCTCTGGTGGTACAGTTTCTGGTGACCTTACTGTTCAAGGTAACTTGTTCCTAACAGGTAATGCGACATATATTAACGTTGCGACCTTGAAGGTTAATGACTCGATTATTCAGTTATCAACTAATTCAACTTCCGACGCTGTTGATATTGGTTTCGTTGGTCACTATAGTGAAGATGGCGGTACAACAAATCTACATTCTGGTTTTATTCGTCATGCCTCTGATAATGTATTTTACATTTTCGATGGTTATGCAACAGAACCAAGTAATAACGTTATTGACGTTGCCTCTGCAAATCTAGCGTGGTTGCGCGCGAATGTTAATGCTGCATCACTCTTATTGCAAGGTAATACAGTTGCTACTCAAGCCAACTTAACTCTCGCTCATGATGCTGCGAATAATGCAAGCAACACGGCAAATGGTGCTTACGCTCAAGCGAACGGTGCCTATGCGCAAGCCAATGGTGCCTTTGCTCAGGCAAATGGCGCATACTCTCAAGCGAATGGTGCATATGCTCAAGCCAATGGCGCTTATAGTCAAGCCAATGGTGCATATGATCAAGCCAATACTGCTGCAAATACTGTTCGTGTATATGCAAACAGTGCCAGCGGTTTATCAAACAAGTTCCTAAACTTTATCAATACCGCAAGTATTCAGGTTAGCGTCACTGATAATGCTGATGGTAATGCAAACATTGCATTTATTACGACTGGCGCTGCAGTTGCTGATTCTTATGCCCAAGCAAATGCTGCTTATAATCAAGCGAACGCCACTGCAAATTCCAAGGTTGATACGCTCATTCAACTTGGCGCAATTCAGATTGGTTCTGGTCAAACGAATAATGTTTGGTCATACTCAATCAATGTGAATACTGCATCGACAACAGTGGTTGGTGTCACGAAACTTGTTGATTCGATTACTTCTACCGATACTGCAAACGCTGCGACTGCAAACTCAGTCAAGTGGATAAACGACGTCAAGGTTGCCAAGGCTGGCGATACGATGACTGGCAAGTTGACCATCAACGTTGCAGGTGAAGGTCTTGAAGTTGCCAATGCTAATGTAACAAACACCTTGACAGTCGAAGCATTGAAGGTTACAACTAACACTGTAACAACAGCTGCTTCTGGTCAGGTTGTTCTAGATATCTTCCCAACAACCGATCTTGCTTCTGCAAAATACTTTGTCCAAGCCAATAGTGGATCAACGTATCACACTACTGAAATTATCCTTGTCCATGAAGGCACCAATATTTGGATTACTGAATATGGTACAATCCAAACTGGCGCTTCCTTGGGTACTTTCAATGCGGATATTGATAGTGGAAATGTGAGATTGTTGTTCAACGCTACACAATCAATCAATACAATCCGCGCTGTACGTTATGGCATAGTTCCATAAATATAGTTAGAAAGTAAATCCATTGGAGGATAGTGAATCCGATGAGGTCTGAAGTTCGCATGTAAGCGCATGCGTCTATTTGCCCATCGCATTCTGACATAATATGGCAAATACGACGAGTAAAACCTTCAGCGTAAAACATGGTATTGACGTCGCCAATACTATTGTCATTGATTCAAGTCGTAATCTCTCCAACATTCAGTCAGCAAATATTGCTGGCGTCAATGTTCTACCTGCAATCAATTCTGCAGCAAACACCGTCTCAGTTTCTGCCAACGGTGGAAGCACATTACATGGCAAAAGACTTAATTTTGTCAATACCGCAAATGTAACAATCGCAATCACTGATTCTGGTGATGGTAATGCAAATATTGCAATTACATCACTAGGTAGTGGTGGTGGCGGTGGAACTGGTCCACAAGGTCCACAAGGTCCTGCTGGTCCAACAGGTCCATCTGGAACAGGTACTGGTAATCCTGGTGCAGCAAGAAATGAATTTACTGGTGATGGTAATACGGCAACATTTGCTCTAACTGTTCCGCCAACCAGTGAAGAGCATACAATCGTCTTTGTTGATGGTATCGCTCAACCAAACTCATCATACAATATCTCAAGTGCGAATATTGTATTTACTGCAGCACCAGAAAATAATACTAAAATTATTGTATACACCATTGGCGACTCTGGTCCACAAGGTCCACAGGGACCAGCTGGTGCTGCTGGTTCTTCTGGTGCTACTGGACCACAGGGTCCAAGTGGTCCTGCTGGTCCAACTGGTCCATCTGGAACTGGCACTGGTAATCCTGGTGCAACTCGTGATATTTTTACAGGCACTGGTGCGTGCACAACATTTACTCTAACTGTCCCTCCAACTAGCGAAGAACATACACTAGTTTTTGTTGGCACTGTATTACAAGGAAATGCTGATTATAATATTGCTGGAGCAAATATTGTCTTTACGGTCGCCCCAGCAAATAACGATGAAATTATAATCTACACTATAGGTGATTCTGGACCTCAAGGTCCGCAAGGTGCTACTGGTCCGCAGGGTCCACAAGGTGATATAGGTCCACAAGGTCCTCAAGGACCACAGGGTGTTGCAGGTGTCGCTGGTCCACAAGGTCCTTCTGGTGCAAAAGGTGACACAGGTGAATTTGGTGGTGCAACTTTTGAGTTTGTGTATCTTACAAACACAGCGAACTCTGATCCTGGCACTGCAAATGTAAAATTCAATAACACAAATCTTGCCAGTGCAACAACTCTTTATATTGATTTTATTGATACGAATGCAGCTAACTGCTTCAACTATTTGCAAACGATTGATGATTCAACATCAACAATCAAAGGCACATTTAAAATTGCCAATACCGCAAATACCTTGGATTATGCATACTTCAATATCAATGGTCTTCATGATCATGTCTCAAGTTACTTCTATGTTCCTGTTGCACACTTAAATGGTGCAACAAGTTTCCCAGATACAACAAACGTAACAATCACCTTTGTTCGTACTGGTGATAAGGGTGATACAGGTCCTCAAGGTCCGCAGGGTGCTATTGGTCCTCAAGGACCACAGGGTCCTCAAGGTGTTGCTGGTCCACAGGGTCCATCAGGTGCTGCTGGTCCACAGGGTCCATCTGGTCCTTCAGGTGCTACTGGTCCAACAGGTCCTGGTGGAACTGGCACTGGTAATCCTGGTGCGTTCAAAGATTCATTTGTTGGTGATGGAAGTAGCAATACATTCACACTCACAATTCCACCAACAAGCGAAGCGCACACTCTTGTCTTTGTTGATAGCGTTCTTCAAACAAATTCAGATTATAATGTTTCTTCGTCAAACATTGTATTCACTTCTGCGCCAGCATCGAATGCTGCAATTGAAGTCATTATCATTGGTGACTCTGGTCCACAGGGTCCAACTGGCGCTGCAGGTGCTGCTGGACCACAAGGTCCTCAAGGTCCTTCAGGTGCTGCTGGTCCAACTGGTCCATCTGGAACTGGCACTGGTAATCCTGGTTCCACAAGAAATGAATTCACTGGCGACGGAAACACAGCAACATTTGTTCTAACTGTACCGCCAACTAGTGAAGCGCACACAATTGTGTTTGTTGATGGTGTGCTTCAAGAAAATGCTGATTATAATATTGCAAGTGCGAATATTGTATTCACAACTGCACCAGAAGATAACACATCAATTGTTGTTTATACAATTGGCGACTCTGGTCCTCAAGGTCCAACTGGTCCGTCTGGTCCAGGTGGAACTGGTCCTCAAGGACCACAAGGTCCTCAAGGTGTTGCTGGACCACAAGGTCCTCAAGGTGTTACTGGTCCTCAAGGACCACAAGGTCCTCAAGGTGTTGCTGGTCCTCAAGGACCATCTGGTGCAACTGGTGACATCGGTCCACAAGGTCCACAGGGTGCTGCTGGACCACAAGGTCCTCAAGGTGTTACTGGTCCTCAGGGACCATCTGGTGTTGCTGGATCTAGAACTTATACAGTAACAAACAGTGGCGCAAGTGCATATACGATTGATGGATCAAATAATCCAACAATTTCTTTATTGCGCGGATTCACCTACACCTTTAGTATAAGTGCTTCTGGTCACCCATTCTGGATTCAAAGTGTTTCTGGCGCATATAGTTCTGGAAACATTTACAATAATGGTGTTACGAATAATGGTACACAATCTGGGACAATAACGTTTGCTGTCCCGTATGATGCACCAAGCACATTATATTATGTGTGCCAATATCATCCTTCAATGGCTGGTACAATCAATATCAGCGATGTTGGTCCAATTGGTCCTCAGGGTCCACAAGGTCCAAGTGGAGCAAGTGTAACTGGTCCTCAAGGACCTCAAGGACCTCAAGGACCGCAAGGTCCCCAAGGACCGCAAGGTGTCACTGGTGATACTGGTCCACAAGGTCCAACAGGTCCAGTTGG